CCGCGACGACGCCACCTGCGTGGTCATCGCGCCGCCGCTCGAACCCGGGGCGAAATTCCGGATCCTGGAAAAGCACAGTTGGCGAGGGCACTCGTTCACCTACCAAGCCGCCCAGGTTAAGAAGCTGACCGAGCGCTTCAACGTGCAACACATCGGCATCGACGTCACCGGTGTGGGCTATGGCGTGTTCGACCTGGTGCGCGATTTCTACGCGAAGGCAACGCCGATTCACTACAGCCTTGAGGCGAAAAACGCCCTGGTGCTCAAGGCCCAGGACACGATTCAGGGCAGCCGCATCGAGTGGGATGCCGGCTGGACCGACATCGCCCAGGCCTTCCTGACCATCAAGCGCGGCGCCACCAACAGCGGCCAGATCACCTACAGCGCTTCGCGCACCGAGGCCACCGGTCACGCCGACATCGCCTGGGCGGTGATGCACGCTCTGTCCAACGAACCTTTGAACACCAACAAGCGGCGCCGCAGCCGCTATGTCACGAGTACCCACAGCAGCCATGGCCAACCACAAACGCAAAAAACCACCAGCAGTTCAACAACCGCAGCAGCCCCTGCGCAGCTTTACGTTCGGGGAGCCCGAGCAGGTGCTGTCAGGCAACATCGGCGAGTACGTGGGGGTGTTTCCCAGCGACGACGGCAAAATCTACAAGCCGCCGGTGTCCCGGGTTGGCCTGGCCAAGCTGCTGCGCGCCAATGCGCACCACGGCGCTATTCCGAAGTTCAAGCGCAACCTGTTGCTGCGTGAGTTCATCGCCTCCCTCGGCTGCAGCACGCAGACCATGGGACGGGCCGGCCTGGACTACATGGTGTTCGGCGAGGCGTATCTGCTTCGCCATAGAAATGCTTTTGGCCAGGTGCTGGAGCTGCAGCACCTGCCGGCGATCAACATGCGGGTAAAGGTGGGTGGCGGGTTTGTGATGCTGCTGCCCGACAACAAAGAAGTGGCGTTTGAAGAGGACGAGATCGAACACGTCCTGGACTACGACGTGGAACAGAATATCTACGGGGTTCCGGACTACCTGGGCGGCCTGCAGGCACTGCTGCTCAACGAAGCCGCAACCCTGTTCCGCCGCCGCTACTACAGCAACGGCGCGCATGCCGGCTATATCTTCTACACCAACGATCCCGACTTGACCGAAGAGGACGAGGACGAGCTGCGCGCGCAGATCAGCGCCAGCAAGGGCGTGGGCAACTTCCGCTCGATGTTCGTCAACATCCCCAACGGCAAGGAAAACGCGATTCAGATCATTCCGGTGGGGGACTTCCAGGCCAAAGATGAACTGGAGAAAGTGAAGAACATCACGCGAAACGACGTCATCGCCGCCTGGCGAATGAACCCGGCGCTGGCCGGCATCATCCCGGAAAACACCGGAGGCTTCGGCGACATCGAGAAGATCGATCGGGTGTACACCAGCAACGAAATTCGGCCAATCTGCCAACTGTTCAACCAGCTGAATGACACGCTGCGGGAAGACAGGCGATTTAGCTGGCGAGCAGCGCCAGAGGCAGTGGATACCACTATATGAAGAATCCAGCAGAGAGAATACCACTACATGTTGTGGCAATATGGTGGCGATCAGCTGCCCCTGGGGAGGGACACAATGAGAGTTGTATGCAAATGCGGACACAAAGGCCGCATCGCTTCGCGGGAAGAAGTGACCATGGATTTTGTGAAGCTGTACTGCCAGTGCCTGGACGCAAAGTGCGGGCACACCTGGGTGGCAAACCTGACGTTCTCGCACACGTTGAGCCCGTCGGCGCAGTCATTCGAAAGGATGCTGTTCGACCGTCTGCGAGACATGCCCAGGGCAAAACAGCGGGAGCTGTTCGAACAGTTGGGATCGCAGGCGGTGGCGTAGAGTCAGACCGCCGACACGGGAGCATCGGCGATCGGAATCATTCAAAAAATGGAGGTCAGTTCCTTACTGGCCCTTTTGGGTTGATTACCAGTATCTCGGCCACTCGGCGGATTTGTTGCTGCTCCACATGACTTAGCCGGCGGTACAGATCGATCAGACGACGCTCAATATTGGTGAGCTCGGTTGTGTCGAACTCAGTGGTATCAAACGAGGTTTGATCGTTCTTCTTGCGATCCAACATGCTTACTACTCCATAACGTGCATTGCTGAATCGACGTTATCGGGGCGGCAAACAACTTTGAAACGGGGGCACGACTAATGAGTCATGTGCTTTGTTGCAAGTTAAGACCTATGGCGGGCGGCATCGTCGGCCATGGCCTCAAGGATGCGGCGAATCGCTTTCTGATCGTCCTCTGGAATGCTTCGGTACTGCTTTACCAGACAATCTTCGACGGTGTTCAAAGCATTCTCAGCCAAGGTCGTACGAATACCGGTAAGGATGTAGGGGATGTCGAAGCCGAAGTGAATTGCGACCTTATTCAGGTAAGGCGCCGGTGCATCGCTTGTCCCTGCCTCGTAATTTGCTTGGGTTCGCTTCACAACGCCGATCGCGTCGGCGACCTCTGCCTGCGTCATACCGCATCGCTTCCGTTCTTCCTGTAGCCGGGAACCAATTTCTTCAGAAAGATGCAAAATTATTCATCCCAAATATTTACAAATGCATTGAAGTGCATCATTCTGCATTTCACACCACATGAAATTGCATGGATTTGCACTATGCCGAAGACAAGCATCAGCGAGCAAGCCCGCCAACAAGCGCGGGAAGCATTGGAGAAGCGCGGTCAATCCGCGAAGGATTTTGCTGTTTTACACAACCTGAGTCCCAGCACCGTATACGCGGTGCTGAGTGGCCAAAGCCATTGTCGCCGTGGGGAGGCACACCGTGCTGCCGTATTACTCGGAATTAAAGACGGTGTGATTGAACAGTAACGGCAGGGGCCAACAGGGAAAAGTAGAAGATGAAAAGCCCGATCCTAAAAACTCGCAAAGAAGTCATGAGCGAGATCATCCGTAGCTACACAGGCGGACGCGAAGCCGCTGCGGAACGCTTGGGAATGAAGCTCAAAAAGTTCGACAACCACGCATACGAAAGCGCTGGCTGCAGCCCGTTGAGCGACGCCCAGGTCCACATGCTCGAGCAGGACTGTGGCACCCACCACTTCCCGAACTACGTAGCGTCCCTGTACGGCGGCCTGTTCGTTCCAGTGGCCGACCCTGAGACGCTGGACAACGTGGAGATGTACGCCCGGTCGGTGCAGGTAGCAGCGAAACGCGGTTGTGTTGATCAGGCCATAGCCAAGGCTCTTGAAGACGGCTCGATCAGCAAAGAAGAAGCCGAGCTGATCCTCAATGCTCACAACCTCCACATGGCAGCGCGGCACGCGGAAGTGCTGGCAGCCATCGATCTATACCGCTCTAAATCGGTGAACGGCCAATGAACAATCTGCCTGCAGTACAGGAATATCAGGACATGCTCAAAGCCGCGGCGTTGGTGTTCCTTGAGCGGCATCAGTGCGAACACCTTGGCGATGATCAGCAGCTGCTCAAACGCGCAGTTCAACACCTGGTGGCGGACTTCGACGTACTTACCCCAACCGCCGAAAGGATGGTTCATCTGGCCTACAGCGATCTATCTGCAGCCAACGAGCGGCAGCGCTTAGATGTTCTGACCAGCACACCCACGCACACCGTCATTACCAATACCGCCACCGGTGAGGTTTGGGCTGTCCCTGTCAGCCTGATCTATGAACGCATCCTCAACGCACCGGACAACGGGCGTTTTCGCGTAACCACTCCGTAACACCTAACCAATAAATCCCCGATCCCCCATTTCCATGGGTTTGGGTGAGCTGCGCCCGAAATTGAGGTTTGACGATGGAAAACGCCATGAACATCAACGCAAAGCTGTCGCCGAATGAGGCTCAAGCGCTCTTGGCCAACCTGCGCGAGCAGTACCGTCTCAGCCTCAATGAACTCTGGTACGCAGACCAATATCGCCTTATCCCCGAAGGCCTGCGCCATGGATCGATTCTAGCCAACAGCCCAGTAATGGCCGCTCAGAAACATCTGATCGGCGCCCTCACCCAAAGCCTCGGCCTCAGCCTAAAGCAGCGAAAAAATCATGATGAATGAAGATATCCGCACTCAAATACTTCAGCGGCTGGAATACGACTTCGGCCTGAAATTACGTGTAGGTACGGACTATATGCGAGGCGGCGTTTGCCCTGCCTGCAACAAGAAAGAGCTGTATGCCCGCCATGACAAACCATGGCAGATCCGCTGCGGTCGCCCGGAGCGCTGCGGTCATATCGAGCACGTCAAAGAAATCTATGAGGACCTGTTCGAGGATTGGAGCAAGCGTGCACCGGCAACGGACAACGACCCGACCGTAACGGCCCGTGCGTACTTGGAATTCGCTCGAGGCTTGAACACCGGAACCATGACCGGTTGGTTTACCCAAGAGAACTACGTCAACCACGAAACGAACGAGTCCAGCGCCACGATTCGATTCATCCTGCCGAACGGTGGATATTGGGAACGCCTGATCGATCGCCCTTCCCGCTTCGGCAAAATGAAGGCCCGTTTCAAGCCCAAATACAGCGCCCAGGGTGAATGGTGGTGCCCGCCGAGTGTGGACTTGGCCACCGTCAAAGAGCTGTGGATAGTCGAGGGCATCTTTGACGCCATTGCCCTAGTGCAAAACGCCGTCGATGCGGTGTCAGCCATGTCGAGTGTGAATTTCCCGATCGAAGCTTTGAAGCAACTGCTCGAGCAGCGTCCGGGAAATCTGCCCACTCTGGTCTGGGGCCTAGACAACGAACCAACTGCACGCGGTTACCTGTTGCGCTGGGTGAGACAGGCCCGCGAGATGGGCTTCACGTGTAAGGCCGCACTAATTCCTCAGCGGGATAAGAAGGTCGACTGGAACGACTTGCACCAGCGCTGGCAATTCGAAGAGGAAGGTAAGGCCCGCGACGACAAGCGTAAGCGTGATTTGGACGCTGCGCGCCATGAAGGCGATTTGCTGCTGGCGCCCTCACCGAAAGAGAAGGCGCTGCTGATGTACACCTGGGAGGAAGGTTTTCCGGAGTTTGCCTTTGACTTCGGCAACCAAACCTACTGGGCAAAGTTCGACCTGTCGAAGCTCGAAGAGGAACAGAAAGCGCTGGCAACCAGCGACGACCACGAAGACCAGCAGCTCAACGACAAGGCAGCCCGCCGCAAGGTGCTGCAGAACGTCTGCAGCCTGAAGCTTCTGGCCAACTGCCGCTTTGAGGCGCTGTACAAGCAGGTGAACGACGTAACCAACGAGGCGTGGTTTTACTTCCAGGTGCTGGGTATCCACGACGATTTAGGCGAGAACTACACGTTCACTCCGAAACAGATCTCCTCGAGCAGCGAATTCAAGACCCGCCTGATGTATTCCGGCGCGACCTGGCTCGGCACTCAAAAGCACCTGGACCAAATCATAATTCGGCAAACCGAACGCCTGAAAACCGTCGAAACCATCGACTTTTTGGGCTACAGCCGTGATCACAAGGCGTACATCTTCAATGACATCGCCATCCACGGCGGATCTGTCTACAAAGCCAACGACGAGGACTATTTCGAGTTCGGAAAGCAGCGGGTCAAATGCCTCATGAAGTCGGTAAAACTCAAGATGAGCCTAGATAGCAAGGGCTATCGCGAAGTCTGGCTGCCGAACCTTTGGACCGTCTTCGGCGAGAACGGCGTTCTGGCCCTCACCTACTGGTTTGGCTCGCTGTTCGCCGAGCAGATCAGGGCAGAACACGAGAGCTTCCCGTTCCTGGAAATGTCGGGTGAGCCCGACTCGGGCAAAACCACGCTGATCAAGTTCATCTGGAAGCTATTCGGGCGGACCTATGAGGGCTTCGACCCGGCAAAAAGCTCGTTCTCGGGACTGAGCCGGGCGATGGGCCAGGTGGCCAACCTGCCATTGGTGTTACTCGAGGCCGATCGAAACACCAACGAAGACAACACCAAGGCCTTCGAGTGGGACCAGTTCAAGGACTTCTATGGCGGCGGCACCCTGCGTACCCGGGGGGTGAAGTCCAACAGCAACGACACCTACGAGCCACCGTTTCGCGCTTCAATCGTGATCGCTCAGAACGCCATCGTTACCGGCCACGAAGCGATCATCAGCCGTATTTTCCGGTTGCCGTTTCTCAAGCCGGTGATCACCGATGAGAGCCGCAGAGCTGCTGATGCGATCGTCCAGACCGAACTGGATCACGTCAGCCACTTCATGGTGAAGGCAATGCGCGCCGAAACGCTGGTGCTCAAGCGCTTCGCCGAACTGTATCCCAAATACCGCGCCGAGCTTTGGGCCAGCCGTAACCTGGCATCCGATCGAGTCATCAAGAACCACAGCATGATGATGGCCCTACTGGACTGCCTGCAGCTGGTCATCGCCATCCCTGACCACATGGTCCAGGCCTGCCGCAAATACATTCTGAAAGCGGCCAACGAGCGCCAGGCGGCGATCAGCACCGATCCAAAGGAAGTGAATGAGTTCTGGCAGGTGTTTGATTACCTGGAATCGCTGCCGTCTGCTCCGCTGGTCAACCACAGCAAAAAGGCTGGCGTGATTGCCATCAACCTCAACCAGTTCGCCGAGGTCGCCCTAGAACACCGCCAGCGCATTCCGGACTTGGCCGTGCTGCGACGCCTGCTCAAAGACTGCCGTGCTCACCAATGCCTGGACACTCAGAAACGAGTGGAAAGCGCGATCCGTGCGCGGCAGCAGGACATGGCACCAACCACCCACATCCCCTCCACCATGCGTTGCTTCATTTTCCGGGAGTAACCGCCATGCAGATTCAGGTGATCAATGATCAGGATCGAGACATCGCAAGCGCTGAGATACGCCAGCTGAATACGGTGATGGCGCAGTTTGGAGATGAAAGCCGAACGGTCTACGCCGAAGCCTATGCCCTATGCGGGCTGGTAGATGCGTTAGAGGTCCGAGCCAACCGTGGCCACCGGGAGATTCTCGTTCTGGACTGCACACATGCGCAGATCCGGGCCGTTCTGGAATGGCAGTCCTGGGATGAGGGCGGGGAGTTTCAGGATTTGGTAATTCACCTGGTGCGAAAGGCTTGAGCCTGGCCACCAGATCCAACTCCGGCATAAGCCGGTAATGAAGTGGTATCGAGGGGTTGCAGCCCCTCGACACCGACCACCACTGAGGGCAACACGATGAAAGCACAGCACTACAGCGGTAGCGATTCAAAGGCTAACACACAGGGCAACGTCGACACCCAGTCCGCCCGGCATCTGATGGCGATTCGGATAGTCGGCACGGCGTTATTCGATTACCAGGTAACCAAAACCGACGAAGCGCGGATTCGCCTTGAATGCCTGGCCACCTTCGCCAAACAACAGGGCGATATCGATGCAGCCGAAGCCGCCATTGTGGCCCACTTACTGGCCAGCCATGCCTCGTCGGGGGCC